GCCATCAACGCCACGGCGGATGCGCCGGTCGATGTCGTGATTGAGCGCGGCGCGGTGGTGGCCGCAAACGAACTGGTCTGGCCGGACACATCAACCGATGCGCAAAAGGCTGCGGCCATTGATGATTTGGCTGCGCTGGGCATTGTGGCACGCGAGCAAATTTAAGGGGCATTCATGACGACTGACCAATCCATCGAGCAAGAGATCCAGGCCAAAGGAAAGACGGCTGCGCGTGTCACCCCGGCGGATATCGAGGCCAACATCACCAGCGAGTTCTATTTCACGGCTGCTGATGGGTGCTTGGGTGCCAGTGGGCATCGGCCAAACAGTGTGCGTGCAGGTACGGCGCTGTCGCTACTGACGTTTTGCGTGCTGGTGCTGCGTAACGGCTTCACCGTCACGGGCGAGAGCGCGTGTGCCAGTCCCGAGAATTTCGACGCTGAGATCGGTCGCAAGATTGCCCGTCGCAATGCCGAGGCGAAGATTTGGCCGCTGATGGGTTACGAGCTGCGCAGCAAGCTGCGCGCCTGACCAGTTTTCATATTTACGGGGAAATCCACATGAATCTGCAAGACCTGTTTACGGTAACGAGCCTGACCGCAGCCATCAACAAACTGCCTGCGGTACCGGGCAAGGTGGCGGCGCTGAATATTTTTGACGAAAAGGGCATTACGACCACGAGCGTGGTGATTGACGAGTATCAGGGGCGGTTGTCGCTGGTACCGAACACCGCGCGGGATGCCGATGCACGTCCCAGCGCAGGGGGCAAACGCATCCGGCGCGTATTCGAGACGCTGCACCTGCCTTTGAGCCGTGCGCTGCTGCCCGGCCAGTTGCAGAACGTCTCGGCCTTTGGCGCAGAGGGTGATGCCACCACGGCACAGGCGCAGATCATCAACGATCACCTGTCCGAGATGAAGAATGCAGTGGAGGCCACGCGCGAATGGCAGCGCATCGGTGCTTTGCGCGGGCAGTTGCTGGACGCAGACGGCAGCGTGATTGAGGATTTGTACGCTTCTTTCGGTGTCACGCAAAAAACCGAGACCATTGCCTTCAGTACGGCGGCGACCGATGTACGCGCCGCGTGCGTGGCGGCCAAACGTTACGCGGAATCGAAACTCGGCGGGATGGCCGCGAACGGGTTTACGGCATTTTGCGGCCCGGCGTTCTTTGATGCCTTGACGGGTCACAAATCGGTCAAGGAAGCGTTTGCCAACTGGCAGGCGTCGGCTGACCGCAACGCGGGCGACATGCGCACGGGTTTCACCTTCGGCGGCATTACCTTCATCGAATACGACACCATCATCAGCGGCCAGCGGTTTATCCCCGAGGATGAGGCGCAGGTATTCCCGATTGCGCCGGGCGCGTACCGGATGTTCAACGCCCCGGCCAATTACAACGAGGCGGTCAACACCCCGGGCTTGCCGTTCTACGCCAAGGCCGAAGAACGACGCTTGGGCAAAGGCTGGGATGTGGAGGTGCAGGCGAACCCCTTGGCGCTGTGCATGGTGCCGGAAGCCCTGGTGCAGTTGAAGGCGGCGTAGGGACCCGCGCGGCCATTGATGCGGCGATCCCTGCCATCACGCTGACCCGTCTGACCAACGACGACCCGGAAGCAGACAGTCCTGATGAGGCGGTGCTGGCAGCGGGCATAGAAAACGTTGAAGAGTTGGTCGATGGCTACCTGCGCGGACGCTACGAGTTGCCGTTTGTCGAGGTGCCCAGCATGGTACGAGGGCTGGCGGTAAACGTCTTGCGCCACGAACTGTATCTGCGCAGACCTGATGGTGCCGTACCTGAAACGGTACAGGTCGCTTACGCCAGTGCGGTGAAGGTGCTCGAACAAATCCGGGACGGGCGGGTGACGTTGGGGATTGCGCAAGGCTCACAGGCGGGCAAGTCTGCGCCCGCGCCGCTGGAAATCAAGGTCAAGTCGCGGCCACAGCGCTTTGGCGGCGAACAGTGGGAGCGGTACTGATGAACAGCATCACGCAGGAAATGCTCGACGCGGTGCTCGCGCACCTGAAAGCGAATTTTGGCAAAGCGCTGGCGGTGGAGTTTTTCCCTGACGCGCCGCAGAGCTACCACCTGAACCATCCGGCAGGCGCGGTGCTGCTGATGTTTGCGGGTAGCCGTTTTGGGCAGTCGCAGTCGCTGGATCGCATCGTGCAGCCGCGCGAAATCACGTTTGCGGTGACGCTGGTCACGAAACGCCTGAATGGTGCCAGGGGTGCGGTGCCTTATCTGGATGCCTTGCGAGCGGCCTTGGTGGGTTTCAAACCGCCGCACTGCCAGATGGGGTTGGTTGCCAGTGGTGAATCGTTTATCGGGCAGGCCGCTGGCCTGTGGCACCACCGGCAGGAATACACGACGCAGAGCATGCAGGTAGAGGTGGTGCCTTCGGACGTGGGCTTGCCGTTGACGGACATTGGTTTTGATGAGGACGAATCATGATCGCTACAGCGGCCCGGTCTCGGGTGCGGCGATCAATCACAACGGGAAAGTGCTGGACGTGCGCTTGCATCCCAATAAAACGGTGCAGTTGCCAGCGGAACACGAGTACACGCAGACGCTCGTGGGGCTGAAATATTTAACGCTAGTCGCAGCGTCAGAGCCGCCACCAACGGCTGCGAACGAGTCACCTACGGATGCACCCAAAAAACCGCAGGGCAAAAAGGCGGCGCAGTCATGAACGTGCGCGAGTTTGTCGAACGCCAGCAGGTGATACGCCACGAAACGCTGGCTGCGCTGTACGCATTGTCTGTTCGCGGTGAGGACATAGATTTGAACGAGTTTTTGCGTCACTTGCCGCAGACCTTGGGGCATGAGCCGAACGAGTGCGTATTTGCGCTGGGCTATTTGATTGATGCTGGATGCGTCAAACGCCAAAACGCCGAGCTACGCCTGACCGCGAGCGGCATCGAACGATTTGAAAGGGAGTGGCAATAATGGCAGCCAATTATTTACACGGCATCGAGACCATCGAGGTCGAGCGCGGCCCGCGTGCGGTGCGGGTGGTTAAAAGCGCGGTCATCGGCTTGGTGGGTGCTGCGCCTGCGGGGCCGGTCAATCAGCTTACGCTGTCGTTGAGCGTGCGCGATGACGCGCAATTTGGCACTGACCTGCCCGGCTTTGGCATCCCCGAAGCGCTGGAAGGTATCCACGCCTTCGGCGCTGGCACGGTGCTGGTGGTCAACGTGCTTGATCCTGCGGTGCATCGGGATACCGTCACGGGCGAGGCGGCGGCGTTTGGTGTGAATGACCGGCTGCAACTGGATAACCCGGCGATTCAAACGCTGACGCTCAAGGCCGTGACCGGCAACACCACCTATGTAGCCGGTACCGACTATGAACTGGACGCGGTGCGCGGCAGGATTACGCGCCTTGCTACGGGCGCAATCCCCGCGCAAGCCAGCGTCAAAGCCGATTACGACTACGCCGACCCCAGCAAAGTGACGGCGGCGGACATCATCGGTGGCGTCAACAGCCTGGGGCAACGAAGCGGACTGAAGCTGCTGGCCGATGCCTATAACCTGTTCGGGTTCTTTCCCAAGATACTGCTCGCGCCGGGGTTTTCGACCAACAATGCCGTAAGCAGCGAATTGATTGCACAGGCCAATCAACTGAACGGCATCGCGTACATCGACGCGCCGATAGGGACGACGCCTGCGCAGGCGCTGGCCGGGCGCGGCCCTGCTGGCAGCATCAACTTTGCCACCAGCAGCGAGCGCGTGCGGCTGTGTTACCCGCACGTGCAGGTCTACGACGCAGCCACTGACGCCATCAAACTGCAACCCCTGTCGATTCGCGCGGCGGGTCTGCGGGCAAGAATCGACGACGAGCGCGGCTACTGGTGGAGTTCGTCGAACCACGAGCTGGTGGGCGTGCTCGGGCTGGAAAGGAATCTCACCGCCCGCGTGGATGACCCGTATTCCGAAGTGAACCTGCTGAACGAATCAGGCATCACGACGGTCTTCAACAGCTTCGGCTCGGGATTCCGCTTGTGGGGCAACCGCACGGCGGCGTGGCCGACGGTCACGCACATGAAGAATTTCGAGAACGTGCGCCGCACCAAGGACATTGTCGATGAATCCATCCGGTATTCATCCCTGCAATTTGTGGACAGACCGATTACCGACGCGCTGATTGAATCCATCGTCGAGACGGTAAACATGTTTTTGAGAAAGCTCATCGGCGATGGGGCGCTGGTCGGCGGCGAGTGCTGGTACGACCCGGCGCGAAATCCGCAGACACAAATCGAACTCGGCCAGTTGTTGTTCAACTACAAGCTGACCCCACCGCCGCCGATGGAGCGCGGCACGTTCGAGACCGAAATCACCGGCGAATATCTCGCCAATCTTGGCGGAGGAAACTGACATGCCAGGGCTGAATGCAAACCAAATCACCAATGCGTCTGTCTATCTGGACGGCAACAGCTATATCGGCCAGTGTGAAGAGGTCGATCTGGGCGAGGTCAAGGCCATCATGAAAGACTTTCAGGGTCTGGGCATGGTGGGCGCGATTGAACTGCCTGTGGGATTTGAGAAGATTGAAGGCAAGATCATCTGGAACAGCCAGTACGAGCAAGCCGCACGCGCCTGCGCGGTGCCGTTCAAGGCCGTGCAGTTGCAACTGCGCTCGGAAATCGAAGCCTGGAATGCGCAAGGTCGTTCTGAACAGCAATCGCTGGTCACGCTGATGACGGTGCTGTTCAAGTCGTTTCCGCTGGGCAGTTTCAAGCCACGCGAGACGGTGAATTTCGAGACGCCGTTCTCGGCCACCTACGTGCAGCAAAAGGTTAACGGGCGCGAGGTGTTCAAGCTGGACTGCATGAACAACATCTACAGCGTGAACGGCCAGGATCAGCTGACCACGTACCGGCGCAATCTGGGCATTTCGTAAAACCGCTACCCTCGCCCGCACGGCGGGAGAGGGGCCGGGGGAGAGGGTGTCCACATCCACTGAATTTTTGCAAGAGG